TGCAAGTCCTAAAGTATTTGCAGCAAATGAATTGGGAACTGATACGCCTGATGGTGACTCTGGTGCGAATATTTGATCTTATTGGTCGATAGTTACATTCTATAAAGATAATCAATATGAAGCAACTGTACGATGAAGCGTTAGCCGACGTTAAGAAATTAAAAGAAGTAGCAGAAGATAACGCAAAACGAGCGATCATGGAGGCAGTTACGCCTCGAATTAAGGATTTCATCGAGAAATCATTGTTAAATGAATCGATGGACGATGACCTGGTCGATGATTCAACCGTAGCAGACGTAGCAATGTCGGCCGTTGATTCATCAAATGATCCGTCAGCAGGCGCTGTCACCACACCAGACGAAGAAGGCAAGGTCACAGTTGATCTAGACGCCTTAGGAACAGAAGAATTACCGAATGAATTTGAAGTAAGTCTTGAATCGGTGAACGCATTAAAACCGTTGATTTCAAATTCGGTAACTGAACAATTTCGATCACGTATTAAGAAATTTGATGAAACTTTCAAAAATATGAAATCAGCAAGTGCTATCATTAGGGAGTCAAATGGCTATAATGATAAAATTACGCAAATGATTTCAGATTTGGATGATATGTATGTGTACGTTCAAGAATCAGTTGAAGATCTTGCTGTTAAGACTTCATACGAAAAGATGCTTGAATCGTATTTCGCTGATCTCAATAAGCTTTCAGAGCAGAGGAAACTAAAGAACATGAAGACCATTATGAACGAGGAAGATGTTACGCTGAAGCTAACAGGCCTACCTGATGACGTTGACCTTGATTCAGTTGGCGTTGATCTAATCACCGGCGACGATGAAGATGACCTTGGAGGCGACGACCTCGACATGGGTAACGAGGAAGTAGGAGATGATTTTTCTTCTGACGAAGAAGGAGACGATGATCTAGGAGATCTCGATCTTTCTGGCGGTGATGAGGATGATCAGATGTCAGTCGGCGAGGGCTTGAACCTCAGCGATGACACAATCGTTGAAATTGATGAAAAAATGCTAAAGGCTGAAATTCTTCGTATGAAGAAGCTTCGCGAAGTTGACGCTAAACCAGCCGTAGGAGGCAAAGGCGTGTCAGCTGATGCCCTTGATGACTTCGGCGGCGGTGAGGATGAAGGTGATCCACTTTCTGAATCAGATCTCGAGGAGATTGGTGATGAGCGTACAAGGGATGATCTTGGAGGTTCGGAAACGTCCGTTCCAACAAAGGATAAGAGCAATCCATCGATGCATGAATCAATCAAGGGTCGCTTAGTTTTTGAGAGAAAGCTTCAGGCTCGAGCAAAGAGCAAGCTTAACTCATTAAAGGTTGAGGCACGTGATGCTCAACGACAGGGTAATAGCAAGAAAGTTGCTAACCTAAAGGTTATGTACGCAAATGTTTCAAAGAGACTCTCTGAGTCACTTGCAAGAAGCGAAAAGTTTTCAAGAGCACTTAACGAAAGTGCTCGTAAAGAGTCACGCTCAAATAGCGTCTCAACACAGCAAGCGGAGTCGAATGCTGTTAAAATGCTCCGCAACAAGTTGGCAGAAACGAACCTGTTCAACGCAAAGTTGCTCTATACAAACATGGTCCTTCAGAATGAGTCGTTATCGGCTCGTCAAAAAGCAAAGGTTGTTGAGCAGCTTGATGAAGCAAAGACCGTCAGGGAAGCAAAGCTTGTTTACGAAAGCCTTGCAAATACACTTGCCGGAACATCAAAGCCACTGAGCGAGTCAAAGAGCCGCAAGGTTCTTGGATCATCGTCCATGGTAACTCGATCATCATCGACAGTTACGCTCAATGAGGGGCATGACATCGATCGTTGGGCGAGGCTTGCTGGCATCGCCAATAAGTGAGCGATGCATTGAAAAGGTTCTGAACACAACTTAGGAGTTAAAAATGAAGTACGTTACGTTTGAACAGTTAAGCGCAGGCATTCAGCCAAGAAATATGGGTGTAATGCGTTCCAAGCTTGTTGAGAAGTGGAGCCGAACAGGCCTACTTCGTGGTCTCGATGGTTACAAGCGTGAGTCAATGGCTCAGCTTCTCGAGAACCAGGCTGCACAGGTCCTCAGAGAGTCATCTGCATTATCGAGCGGTGGTGGTGCTGTCACCTCATCGGGGCAGATGCAGGGTTTCTCAAGCGTTGCATTCCCGATCGTCCGTAGGGTCTTCGGTGGTCTTGTAGCGAATGAGCTCGTTTCAATTCAACCGATGGCACTACCATCAGGTCTAATTTTCTATCTTGATTACACGTATGGATCAAACGTTGGTACCGTCACCGGCGACTCAACGAACGAGACATACACTCGTGGTCAATCAATCTACAACAACCCGCCTGGCCGTGGAATCCAGTCAGGATCGCTCGCAGTTGGTGGTATGTACGACCTTGTGAACGTCGGATATTCGAAGGTTCACTCAGGTACAATCTCACTTGCAACTGCATCAGTCGGTGCCTGGACGGGTTCCAACGAAGGATGGTCGGCTGGCGGCATCGTTGCTGCTTCGACGGACTTCACCGGAACGAACGCAAGAATGGCATCATTCGATCCACAGGTTGAGAATGATCTCTCAACGAACACGCTTGACTTCCAATTCATGCACGTAGCAGTGTCAGACATCACAACGGTTATTCCGAAGGGTGACTTCCTTGCTGTCGAGCAGATTGCTTACTTCGGTAACACCGGCGGTAACGGTGGACTTACGGCCTGGGGAGAAACATATCAGTCAGGTACTGGTCTCTACAACCTCCGTCGCTTGAACAGGCGAGGAAACTTCTCAGGCGGTGTATTCACGCCTGATCCTCTAAACGGAACGCACGTTATGATGGTCCTTAGACTGTCAAATGGTGGCGCAACCTCAACGATCACAGGTGCTCAGGCATCAACACTGAAACTTGCGATGGCAATTGCCGACGCAGTTCAGGCGGGTGATTCAACAGGATCAGTTCTAACTGTTCCATCATTCGAGTCCGATTTTGGAGCAACTCCTTCTCCGGCAATCCCAGAGATTGATATCAAGATCGAGTCGATCGCTCTAACGGCAACCACACGTAAGCTACGTGCCAAGTGGTCACCAGAGCTCGCACAGGATCTTAACGCTTATCAGTCGCTTGATGCTGAGGTCGAGTTAACCTCGATTCTTTCTGAGCAGATTGCGCTTGAGATCGATCGCGAGATTCTCAACGACCTTGTTCTTCAGGCAAACGGTGCGAACTACTACTGGAGCCGTGCTCCAGGTAAGTTCGTCAACAAGACGACTGGCGCATCCCAGACGCTCGCTTCGAGCCTTGCAATTGGACCAGCATTCACTGGTACGGTTCGTGAGTGGTACGAAACGCTCGTTGAAACGATCATCGACGTTGCAAACACGATTCACCGTAAGACGTTAAGGGGTTCTGCAAACTTCCTCGTCACCGGTCCAGACGTTTGCACGATCCTCGAGAGCTCAGTGCTTTACAAGCCAAAGTTCTCGATCGACGGCGAGGGACAGGTTGGTTCACCATTCACCATCGGCGCTGAGGCAATTGGTACCGTATCTAACCGTTTCACGGTCTACAAGGATCCTTACTTCCCAAGGAACAAGGTCCTCGTCGGATACAAAGGTGGAAGCTACCTCGAGACGGGTTACGTTTACTCACCATACGTTCCACTTATCGTAACTCCGACGATCTTTGGTACCGAGGACTTTACGCCACGCAGAGGCGTCATGTCAAGGTACGCAAAGAAGATGATTCGAAGCGACTTTTTCGGGACAGTCACCGTTCTAGACATGTCGATAATCTGAAATAATTCAAATACTTACGTAACAAATAAGTAAAAGACTTGAAAGGCTCGGGAAACTGAGCCTTTTGTCATTTTATTCTACGGACTGGAATGGTCGACTTTTTTGTTGTACTATTGACAGATGGAAACGTGTAAAGAATGCAACAAGTTGTTGGCAAACAAAAAAGGATTGTCGTACCACGTAAATCATGCTCATAACATGAGATACAATGATTACGTTGTTAAACATGATCTTGCCGATGTTTGGCCGCAATGCAAATGTGGTTGTGGTGCAAGTGTTAAATTCTTGTGCGGAAAATTCATGGATTACGTGGGTGGGCATTATCATAAAGGAAAGAAAAAATCCGACGAATGTAAACGTAAACTATCGGAAGCAAATCAAAATCGATTCGTTTCAGAAGAAACGAAGAAAAAACATTCCGTAGCAACGACACGTTATCATCGAGAACATCCTGAATTCACAGAAGCGACACGTATCAGGATGAAAAATCGCATCGTTTCAGAAGAAACAAAACAAAGAATGTCAGTCACAAGATCATTGAGAATAAAATCAGGGGAAATCAAAATAAATAAAGATAAGATTTCATCATCGATCGTTGACCTGTATATCAATAATGGACTTAAATGGGCAAAGGGGTCGTATGAGTCGACCAAAACTAAGAAAATAAATCATTATAGATCGTCTTGGGAGCTTCAATTGATGAAGGAATTAGATGTGGATGCCGACGTCGTAACATGGCAACATGAACCAATCGTGCTGAATTATAATTTGAGTGGGAATGTAAAACGATATATCCCAGATTTCATCGTTCAACGTTCGTCGAATACTCAGCTCGTCGAGGTTAAACCTAACAAATTACGATCTACACCTATGAATTCTGCCAAACGTGTAGCAGCTATTGAGTACTGTGTTCAAAAGGGTTGGGAATACGTTGAATGGGAGCCAGGAATCATAAATGAGACGACGTCGATGGTAAGTGAAATCGATGGATAGTTAATCATCATGAAAGTGACAATCGGTCATCTTAGACGTCTCATCAATGAAGCGTTTACGAACCCGCCAGGAGATTGGTTATACTTTCACATCACTCACGAAGATCGTGGAAAAATATTTACGTTTACACCACGAACGCCTTCCTGGAATACGTACACGGATGCCGAAGATTTCACCACACCTCGCGTGTCATTGGCGACGAGCGTAGAAAAAGCAGTACACGGAAAATTCGGTTCAGGTGAACCTGAAGCATTTGGACAACCCGAAATGTTCGTTTATGCAAGTAAATCAGCGCCACATTTGTTCGTGCCGTCTGATGGTGCCAATCTAGGTACGTCCAATAATCCTTGGGGACCAGATTGGTCGTTTGCCACGTATGCAAAAGAGAACAATATTGAATTTGATCGAAAAATACATGCCGATCTTGTAAAAGGTCATATCACTGACGATCCTAAGTCTACTGGAGAAATTTGGTCGCTCGCACCAATTAAGATGACGTTGGTAGGTAGATTATGGCCAAGCTCGATTGGTGCCCCACGCGTTCATCAAAAATGGCTGCTTCGACCTCATTCTGATGAATGACTCTTATAACCCACTAAACCCATCGAGACACTCGATGAAGGCTTTCAATATTCTGTTTATGGTATCAATTACTTACGAGCAGATTAAACTGTGTGTCTCTCGTGCAACATGCCATGATCATATACGTTCTTTTCTTTGAACAAAGTGATCGTAGGACATACTATTCACATGTCGGCAAGGAGATCCTTGCAAGAACATGGAGAAAAAATGAGCGATTATTTCTATACAACGAATAAGAATGCACGGATTGTCAACAGAATTGACAAGACCGGCAAGTCACGAACGGAGACACAGGGTCGAGATGTTGGCTCGGTTGAGATGGCTGTTTCGACCGATGTTAACTGCAACAGCACGAACCTTTTCATCGATTTCCCATACGATGGGGGAACTGCTCGGCTGAATGGTCACGAGGCGAGGACGCTTTATCGTTTGCTTCGTAAGCATTACGGTAAGACCGGCAAGTCACGTAAGGGTTGAACGTAAGGAACACGTAAAAGGATCGAGCATCATTGCGGTGTTCGATCCTTTTGCCATTGAAGATGGAGAATTTATGAATTTGTTGAACAAAAATGACGTGTTGCTTCTTTTGAGAGCGCTGCATGATTACGACAGTTACACGGATAAATTAATCAGTTCCAATTCAACGAAGGGTTTGATCTCTAAGTTGGAGAACTCTCTTGAGTTAAAGAATCACCCAACCTGTGCAGCATGCGATGAAGATTATTCACGTTCCATGCGTACGTCCGCGGACGATGTTGTTGATGAACATAAAACATCTGTGGAGATTAAAAATCTTCGTGCTTTGCCAAAACTACGAGCGACTGATTGGAACGATGAGGATGTTTTACTATTCTTTCATTCCGATAAGAATGAACTAGTTGCTAGAATGTCCGGAGGCGATACATCGATCCCATTTGATAAAATTACAAGAGGTGCTAATTCTTTGTTCATTTTTGACAATCTTGAATTAAGATGGCGTGAATTTCCAGTCAAAAAATTTCCGAAGGAATGGACGAAATTACTGAAATGCAACAAAGATTACAAATTACCCAAAAGTGAGAAGAAATTTAATGAATACGAAGATGAAGATAATCGTTTGAAGAAAATGCGGGAAACTGAGGTATCGATCAAGCAATTGGAACTGTTGCCGGCGCTGCACGATATTTTTGGTGTGACAGTTGACATCTGCAATGGCAAATTGCATTCATATGATGATGCGGAACCATTCAATTTCGATGAGATCACCAGGAACGCTAACAAAGTAAGTTTCAGGGATTCAAAATATTTTGAGGGGTATGAATTTGATATCAACAAATTTCCCAAGGAGTGGACAACTTTGTTGAAGGTTAACACCACGTATGAGGTTATCAAATGAAATTACGATTATCGAACGCTGAATTGATGACGTTGTACGCAGTTCTTCAGGATAGAAAATCGAAGGGAATTGTTCCGCACGAAGCTGAACTTCACATCGATAGTGTGCTTCAAAGCATCACAAGTCACATCATGAATGCTCTTGAAAAGCAGGCCCCAACAATTCAAATTCCCAGCAAGAGCAAGCAGGAAGTTAAAGGTTCCTCTCATCTGGAGGCATTCAAGGATTGGGAAAGAATGCAGGCACAAAAAATTCTCCAACCGTATCCATCAATGTTCGTCTCTGGATCGAATCCTTTCCTAAAGGACGATGATGAAATATATTGATGAATAGTTAATTCTTGGAGAAGAATATGTCAGCAACAACTGAAATGATAATGGAAGAGATAGCACAAATTTCACAAAAGCTCGATGAGCTTCGGTCAGCAGGATCGACGGATCCAATTCTAGAAAAGAAAATGGCGGAACTTTCGATGAAACTTCGTTTATCGCATTCCGCGTTATCAGAAGGAAAGCGTCTTCTGAAGGGTTGATGAGTGTCCACAATCGAATCAATCATCGGTCTGAAATTGCAGGATGCAATTCCCATCATATCTGATAATGGATTTGTTCCTCGGCTTGTTGTTGTTGATGGAATCTCAAACACAGCCATCGACATTAACGATCGATCGAATAAAAGACGAGTAAACTTGTCAATTTCATTGGGAAAAATTGTTGAAATTTGGATCGGATGATCAATTGATCATTCTAGTGAACACTTCTGAAAGAAGTAAGTACATTCTGAACCATGAGAATTCTTCGATTTGGTCATAGCGGTGATGATGTTTATAGGTGGGAGCTATTCATCAGAGGATTCTTCCCTGATAGCCAAATAGTTGTTGATGGAAAATTTGACGAAGTTACGCTCGTCGAAACGAAACGTTTTCAGCGACATGTTGGATTGTCGGCATCAGCTTCCGATGGAATCGTTGGACCAATTACACTTGGAAAAGCAATGTGTTGTGGATTCAATCCGCTACTTGATGTGGAGGTGAACGACGTGTTTGGCCAGAATTGGCCGAAGAAACCTTTGGGGTTGAAGAACATGACTGCACAGGAAAGAATCAAAACTTTCGGTGCATTTGAATTTGAATCAAGACCAACAACTGCAAATCCAGAAGCCATCAGGATAACAGACAATTGGGTAACTGAAAATATAGCGTCATTTGATTGTTCTCAACTTAAAAAAGTCATCAAGAATGAGCATGCGTTCGTTTCATTGAATAAGGCTGTTGTGCCAAATTTTAACAAATTTTTTGAAAAGCTCGAGGAGTTAAATTTGTTGGATCGAGTTCATTCATGGGGTGGTGCATTCGTTCCTAGGTTCATCAGAGGTTCAAGATCTACATTATCGAATCACTCATGGGGAACTGCATTCGATATAAATGTGCAATGGAACATGCTTGGATCCAGACCTGCGCTCGTCGGGATGCAAGGTTCAGTTAGAGAATTGGTGTTGATCGCTACAGATTGTGGATGGTATTGGGGAGGGTGGTTCGAAGGTAGACCCGATGGAATGCATTTTGAAATTGCAAAAGATTTTGATCAGATCAAGTAATCGATTCACCTATCGATAGGGGTTTTCTCGACAGGATCTGCAAACATAGATTCCCAATTCATCGCATCCTGCATACATGATGAATTCATCGCATTTTGTACATGTAGATCCTGTTGGTGCTTTTGTGTGCTTGTAAATTACAGTCGTTGTCGTTATAAAACAACCAATTTCACCGACGTATTTTTTCTTAATTCCGTAATAACTTGCGTGTTGTTCGTTGATTTTGAACGAATTTAGCAACGTTTCGTAAGGTGGAACGTAGCAAATGTATTCGATTGTATCGATGTGTTCATTGACGTTAAATCCGATAACTGTTACGTTCACGGGTTTGAATGTACCAGGATAATCTTTGAATTGTTGAAGAACCTTTAAAATCACCTGATCGTTAACAGCATACTTCATTTCTATAAATAGTTGTGTTGCATTGTCTGTTGAGTTTCGTTAGTGAACGAAACAATACTTACATTCGTGTCAACATTCATTCAAACGTTGAGGCCAACACCATT